CTGAAGGGACTTCATCTGTTCCGCCTTCTTCAGCTTTTCCTTGAGCATCTGCTTCATCGGTGGATCGAGCATATCGATCAAGGACTCCTTGTCAATAGCCTGCGCCTTATAAAGGTTGAACGCTAGAGACCGAAGGTCTTCCATAAAGATTGGACTGTTTGAGTGAGCGTCCACCTTCACGACATATTGGCGAGTAAACTGTTCAGCAATGAACTTTGTTCCCTCTATGTCTTTGAAATGTGTGGGGTCGTAAGCCTGCATCAATTTGAGATACAGCGTCGCCAACTTTTCAAGAGAGTTCTCAACAATGAGGGCGCGCTTTTTGGCGCGCGACGATCCAAGGCGAGCAAGCTGCGATGCGTGACCGGCTGAACGAACGCCCTGTTCTCCACGGCCCGACAAAACTTCTGAAATGCCGGATGCTTCTGCAAACATCTGGTCGATTTCACGAAGCTGCTCGTAAAGGCTTTGCGGAAGGTCTGGCGCAAGGCGTTCAACCTTGGTGTTGGGCATATCGGTTGCCAGAAGCCCGCCAGCGCGGTTCAAAGCAAAATTCTTCTCGTCCAAAATGCCCGTAAAACCCGTGAGAGCGGTCGGCGGGTTCACTTGCTTGGCAAGCAAATCAAGAATTTCATTCATGCGCTTGTTGCGCATTTCCTGAAGAAACATCAAGCGAGAAACTTCTGATTGTCCCCAATAGTAATCGGGCATCGGGTTTGCCGCGACCTGAATAAAGGGGCTTTCGCCTTTCAGGAACAGCTTTTCGTTCTCGCGGTCGTAAATGATTACGTCCGGGTCGGCGCGCGTCACAACTTGATAGTCGTGCGTCTCGTCGTTCCAGACGTACAGCTCTGTCATTTCAATAGTGTCTTCTTCAACCTCCGGCTTCATACGGTTTTGGCCGTAGAGGTTCAGGTTGACGTTGCCGTACATGGTCGGGTCAACCTGGCTGAGGATAATGCGGTCAACGCCGTTGGGCGTGTATGACTCGACGTGAGAAGAAGTTGTGACGCGCTGCACGATGGCCTCGCGCTTGGGGTGCGCGTAAAGACGAGCGTATAGGTCTGACTTAGTTATGTAGTAGGTTTGAACAAAAGCTTCCTGCCGATCAAGGTAAGGAATGTCTTCGCGCAGGACGCCAAAGTTGCATGGGTCAATGAAATACGGATGGATCGAGTTGTTGTGAACAACCAGCTTGATGAAAGCAGAATTGTAAACCATTGACCAAGTGAGAGCGGTATTAAACACTTGGTCGGCGTTTGAGTTGTTCCACTCGTCATTCAGGGCCTGCTCAAGGCGCGGAATGTAGCGGTACTGGTCTTCGTGGGCCGACGCGCCAAGGTTGATCGAGAAGCGCGTGGTGTCTGCCGAGTACAAGAAGCTCACGAGCTGGTCGATGTGCGGAAAAATCTTGTTGTACTGCGCGGGGGCTTCTTCAGGCGCGGACCCAAAGAGGTAGTAGGATTTCAACGCGCTGTAATCGGCCCGGCGGCTCTCGCGAGACACCAGGCACTTGCGGATCAGGTCTTGGTAGAAGAACTCCCGCTCTTCGGCGTCCTTTGGAATGATCATTTGTCAAGCTTCAGGTTGTCGTGGTCAGCAGTGAAGCTGGCCGCCATTGGTCCGCGCGTGATATTAGCATCCTTCGGCGAAAAGCCAACCTGCTCTCCGGCGACGGGCTTGATCATACCGCCAAGCATTCCGGCCATGTTGAATTTGCCCGCATCTCCCCAGATAACGCCGCTGCCTGGCTGCTGTTCAGGCGGTGCTTGAACCGGCGGCGCGTTGTTGCGGGTCAGATACCCGTCTTGAGACTCGCCTTCTCGCGTGGACTTGATATTTGTCATGTTGAAGTCGGAAGCAAGCTGCTTGATGTTCTGATCGTTGCGCTTGGAGCGCCCACCCTTAACCGAGTCCCGCATGGTCGGGGCTCTCAGGATGACCTGGGCAACGTCCTCACATCCTTCGTGGCACATAGGCTCCCAAGCAGTGAAGTATCCGTGTCGAGGGCATTTGTAGTCGCGCAAAATAGCCATGTACGTCCCCTATCGCTTCATTTGCTCATCAAAACCGGGCTGAGAGTAGTCCGATTTGTTTCTGACGCCGACTTTGAGGCTAATCTGCCCGCCATCGACGGTCAATCTCATACTTTTGGCTAATCGAGGCTTTGGTTCTTGCCGGTAGATCAGCCTGCGTTTGTTTCCCTTATCATATACCATAACCACGTCGCCACGGGTCATACGCTCCAGCGCACGGCTCACGGCGATCTGTGTGTGTTCGGTCATATCCGTATCTTTGACGTAAAAAACCCGTGTGAGAAGCGAGTGGCTTAGGCCGGACAGTTCGGCGAACATCCTGATGCTCAGGGTCTTGTCGGTGTCCTTCCAGAACCGATCCATCTGGCGGTAGATTTCCGCCTTGCTCATGATTTTCATCATTGCCCATACATCCCCAACTTTTTGAGATAAGTGGACACGTTTCTGCCGACGGACAGTTCTTCCGGCGTGATACATTCTTGCGCGTGAGAAACCTGGCGCGTCAAGCGCTCCATTAATAACCTTGGCTGTAGTTGCTCTGCGTAGGCCGCGCAGGCCAGCGCCATCGCAATCACGCGGTCGTCCTTGCCACGGCCCGGCGCGTGGATGGACCCACCCTCTCGGACGATGCCTTTCATTTCCTCAAGGGTTTCCATTGAGACGACGCTCATCATTTGCCGCTCAAAATAGTCCTTGGTGTAGTTCATCATGCGCTCTTTCGAGCCTTGCGTGGTCAGCCAGCCGATAGAATTTGAGATGCCGCCGAGCGTGTCGTTCTTGCGCCAAATATAGTTAGTCATCGAACTAAGTACGTGCATGAGGCCCTTGCCGGTCTCTCCACCAAGGGAAACGGCCTGCCGCTTCAGGTTTCTGAGTTCGTTGATGACGGCTTGGCCGGGGCCGTTAACTTCCAGATTGAGCGTAGAATTTTTATACGCTCCAGCAAGGTGAGCGATAACCCAAGCGAACTGGTAGGTATTGAGTTCGGAGGTGGCGAACTCAGCCACTTGATCCAAACCGTCAGCGTAGCAACGGAATACTTGGATACAGAAGCGGTCGGCCCAATCGGAGCTTCCGTAAGCAGGGTCAGCCCCAATAACGTAGTAGGCGGTGTCAATTGGTTCCTCCCAAATCTTCAACGTTGCGAGGCGGTCTGAACTTTTGAGGACTTCGGTGTCCTGGAAGTTTGATCCAAAGGAGTATCGGTAGGCGTCAAACTTTTTGTTCTTGGCGACACGAGCGGCCTCCGAGCATCTGGAGTTTGAGAAGAAGGACGTGCCGGTCATCACGAAGGCATAGTCCTCCGTGGGCGGGAATTCCTGATACATGAGCGCGTCGTCCTTGATGCCCTCATGCAACTTCCACCGCCACCATGCAATCTGCCGCGAATTGATCTCAAAGCCGTACAGCTTCTTGATGTCGCGGTTCCATTCTTTCTCTTCGCCGGTCAACCGCCCGTCCCAATATGTTTTGTAGACGGATGAGTTTGGGTCAGCCGCGTAAAGTTCGTTGCGCCACCAACCGCAGAAAATAGCGCGCTGTGTGCGGGCCTTCTTGGCGGTGACGTACATGTCATGGAACATGTTGAAGCCGCGCGCAGTGCTTTCAAACATGTAGAGACGGTTGGGATTAGTCTCTGCAAGAGACGCCAATAGGGACGCCAAGCCCTCCTCGTCGCCCCAGGAGCTTGTCTCCGTGCCGTGCAGGAAGGTGATAGCCTTACCGCGTCCAAGGCTTCCCTTGGCCCTTAAACCCGCCACCTTATAGAACAGGCGAGAGCGGTTGCGCAAAGACAGCGCGTTGCGATTGTGGGTTACTTGCGGGATTTTGAATTCGCGCGGAAGGCCGTCCATGTACATCGCAAGCGTTGTGCGAAACATGTCGCGGTTTTCTTCAGTGTCTGTGGTGAGAGTAGCTTGCAAGCCAGGGTGGGTAAATGTCCAATAAAGATCAAGAGCCAGACTAATGGTAGTAATGCCCAACTGGCGACCTTTAAGAATAACGTAAAAATGGCAATCATCTTCAAGACCCTTGGCGATCTCATTCATCACATAGGTTTGCGTTCCCAGCAGCCGGTCCATCTTGCGCAGGCCATGTTCCTTGGTCTCAATCTTTAGCTGAGAGCAGAACTGGTAGAACTTGTTCAGATTGAACGTCATGCTCAACTCAGCGTGTTGTATTTGGTGACGCGGCGATCCGAATGGTCTTGCGCGGT